AAGAGCTGGACACCCTGATCGTCCACCCCTCTGTCGCTTACTACCTGTATCAGGTGGGAATGCTGACCTTCTCTACTTCAGCACTGTCTGCTTCTGGCGCGGTGACCTGGGGTGGCGGTGGTGTTGGCGTTGGCGCTCGCGAAGTTGGTGAGTTTGCCGGTATGCGCGTCATTGTTGACTCACAGGTCAACACTGTTGCTCCTGGCACCTCTGGCCACCAGCGTGAGTTCTATTGCTACCTGGTGAAGTCCGGCACCATCCTTGAGGGTGTGCAGCAGGACCTCCGGATTGAAGCTGACCGCAACGTGCTCTCCAAGCAGGACGTGCTGTCTGTTGACTACCACTCCACCTATCACGTGATGGGCACCAAGTGGAGCAACGCCGCTGACAACCCGACCAACGCCACCTTGGCAACGGCTGGTAACTGGGCCGCTACCTGATCCCCATGGTTCAGATGACTGTCAACAGCCCCCTGGATACCACCACCATCTGATCTTGATCAGAGCAAAGGCCCTACCATTAGGTGGGGCCACCTTCTTTTTGCGCTATGGCTGCCACGATCAACGCCACACTGAAGAGTGCGACAGCCAACAGCTACGTGACGTTGGCCGAAGCCAACACGTATTTTGAGACCGTCCCAAGCAGCACACAGTGGGACAACAAGACAGACGACAACAAAAACCGTGCATTGATCTCAGCCACACGCTGGATCGATACATTAAATTTTTACGGTGATCGTTGCGATGCAGACCAAGCATTGAGCTGGCCTCGCAACAATTATCACGTAGATCGCGTTGAGCTTTCCTGCTCTGCGATTCCAAACGACATTAAATACGCTACTTATGAGCTAGCGAACGCGCTGGCCAATGACACGGACGCGATTACAGGGAATACCGGCGATAAGGGGCTATACGAAGAAGTCGAACTCGGGGATCTCAAAGTTAAGTACAACACTGCTAGTCAAGCTACGGGAACCGTTAATAACGTTTTTGATATTTACCCTTGGCTGCAGTCTTACCTTGGCGCTTATTGTCTGGGCGGCAGTGGCAGCTATCAAGTCCGTATGGTGAGGGGTTGAGATGGCGCTTGTAGATGACATCTTCAAGTCCATACCGCTTGAGATCCTGACGGACTTTGGTCAGGACATCACGCTGGTTAAGACCGTCACACCTCGCACCTACGATCCAAGCACCGGAGCTGTCACTGGTGCAGATACGACGGTGGTGACCAAAGGTTTTATCGGCAGCGTATCAAGCCGTGAATCTGACGGGTTGTATCAGACAACTGACGTGAAGGTCACTGTCAGCGGCGATGATCTAGACAATTACTACCCGACCCAGGCTGATCGCATTCGTTACACGCAGGGTGGAGCGACCCGCGAAGCCAAGATTTTAAATGTGACGACGTATCGGGGTGAAGACCCACTTCTTCACGTCATTATTGCGAGGCCGCAGTAATGACAAGTAGACGCGAAGAGGTCAGCAAGCTTCCAAAAGACCTTCGAGAGTTGGTGAATTTAGTCGCTCGTTCTGCTGCAGTTGAACTTATGAATGGTCTTGCTGAAGCAGGCCCTGAATGGAGTGGCGAGTTTCAAGACAGTTGGGTAGCAATTCCAATCGGCAAAGGAGCTTCCGGGTCAACAGGAGGCGGCTATCCATATACGTTGGATGACGTTCCACGGTTATCTACATCAATTAAAGAAACAGCCCGTGCCAAAAAATTTGAGATTGCAAATACAACGTCTTATGCAGCGTATGCACTTGACCTAAAAGAGGGTGTATTTAGGGGAAAGGGAAATCCAGCTGGTGAAATTGTTGCAACTGGTTCTCGTCCTGTTCCCGGTCTTCGTGGAGACGTTTCTGGCAGTGGAGGAGCTAGAAGCACAGCACCGTTGGACTGGTATAGCACTTATTTAAATGGTGGCGAAGCGCAAAAAGCGCTGGGAAGAGGCGTAACCTTTGGTTTTAGGGGCAGGCGATGAGATACCAAGCAATCCGCGCAGCTATTGAAGGTCCAATGCAAACCGCATTTGGAGCGCTAAGCCCTGCAGTTCCTGTGTTTTTCGACGGGATTACTGCAGCACCTGCCAACGCAACAACTGAATACGTTCGAGTCAACGTTTCTTTTGGCTTAACTACAGAAGTAACACTGACAAGCAATCTTGATTTTGCTCGCGGCAGTGTAGTTATTCGTGTTTACAGCGAAAAAGGAAAAGGACCTGTCAGAAATCAAACTTTATTGGATACTGCAGTAACGACTCTGACCAGTTTGTCGGCGTCTACACGAGACGATTCAGGCATTTATCTACGCCCTGGAGCGATCAACGGGCCAACATTTTCAGCAGATGAAGCAAGCCCGCATTTTGTGGGACGAATTGACACGTCGTTTACTGCAGAGGATCAGGATTAGATGTTTTGTTGCCCACGCGCTAAGCTGTATATGTCCGGGTTCCGCCCGTAAAGTCCACCATTCTCCGTTTTACGAATGGCTACCGTCCTTTCGGGCACCTCTGGAGCCCTTTATTACAAGCCTGCTGGTACTTCCGGCACTTTCAAGGCTGCTGACGTTACTAACGCCAGTAACAGCATCAATGTTGGAACCTACCTGAACTTCAAGGTAGACGACAAAGTTTCGTTCACCGCTGGTGGCGGCACTCTGCCTAGTGGTCTTAGCGAAGGCACAGCTGTTTTCATTCGCACCTACACCGCTTCTACCGGTGCAGCCACTTTTGCTGCAACTGCAGGTGGCACCGAGCTGGCGCTTGCTGATGACGGCACTGACGGCACTAGCGACTTCACGATCAAGTTCACTGATTTCCAATCGGTGGCAAACGTTCGTTCCTGGTCTTTTGAGGTGACTCGGGAAGAGATCGACACCACCAGCATCGGTGGAACGCTTGGTCAAACCGCTCCGTTCCGTACCTTTATCTCTGGCTTTGCCGATGGTTCCGGTTCTGCTGAGGTGTACTTCACCGACGATGACACCGCCATCGCTAGCCGTCTGATTGAAGACGTGACCCAGCGTAAGCAGGCTGGTGCCACCTTCAAGCTGTATATGGACACGGTGCTGTCTTCTGGAACGCCGGATGACACCAAGAGCCGTTCCATCCAGCTTGAGGCTGTGCTGACTTCAGCTAGCTTCTCCGTTACCCCGGACGACGCTCAAACTGTGTCAGTTAGCTTCCGTCCAACGACTGCTCCTACGTTCGACTTCAGCAAGAGCTGATCAACGAATAGCGAAGAAGCTCCCGGCATTTGTCGGGGGCTTTTTTAATGCTAATGTAGTAGCACAATCAACCGGATATTCATGGCACTCCGCGCCATTGATCGCCTCAAGAAAGCTGCAAATCTGGAGCCGGTCAAAAAGACAGTTGAGCTGTCAGACGGCACTGAGTTTGAGATGTGGGTTGCGCCACTGACGATGGCTGAGCGTGAGCGTGCTCAAAAGCGTGCTGGATCGGATGATGCCAATGCGTTTGCGCTCCAACTGCTGATTGCAAAGGCTCAGGACGAGATGGGCAAAGCTCTGTTTCTTGCTGGCGAGATCGACGTTATGAAGAATGAAGTGAAGGACAAGGATCTTCAGGCTTTGATGCTGGCGATTTTGACTGACGAAGAGGAAGAGATTATCGACCCAAAATCCTGAGCGCTGAGCTTCGGAAGGACAACTGGCTCATGCTGCAATTTGGTGTTGCCAAAGAGCTAGGCATGAGCTTGACGGAGCTTAGGGGGACGATGACACCAGAGGAAATCATCGGCTGGAGCGCATACTTTCAGGTGGTCAACGAGAACCAGGAGAAGGAGTTCGCCAAGGCTCGTAGGCGCAGGTAGAGTGGGCTAGCAGGAACAGCAGGGTTTTTCCTCGTGGCGATCAACTATCAGGCCAAAATTGATCTGATTGTTGCTGGCCTAGAGCAAATTGAGGTTGCAGAGAAGCGAATAAAGTCTCTGCTGAGAGAGTCAAGAAAATTACAACGTGGTGGTATTGCTCAAAGAGGCACAGCTGCTCTTGCTGCTACTACACGGGAAAGTCGTCAGGGATCGCGTCGTCAGGTTAGAAACGCTGAACGCAGACTTGAGCTTCAGTCAAAGCTGAATGCTGCAACTGACCTATACAACCGAAAGCTTCAACAGTTTCAGCGTGCTGGTGGCGCAGGAAACAAACAGCTGCAAGGTCGTGTTGACCAGATAACACAAGCTTTTGCTGTTGGAACGAAAGAAGGAACAAAAAATCTTCGCCTAACAAGAGCACTTGCGACAGAGCTGTCGCGTGTTGTTGAAACACAGCGAGAGCTTAACCGTGCTAGGGCTCAAGGAAATAAAGGTTTTGAGGCAGGCAGGCGTGGTTTTGAGCGTATTGAAGCGTTAAAAGCTGGTGGTTTTGGATCTGAACGACAAATTAGAGGAGCTGAAAGTTTAGTCAGGAAGATTGGCCCAGCTGCTGCTTCTGGAGATCAAGCTGCATTTAATGAAGCAGTAAGAAAGGCTGAGGTTGCTCTACGCCGTCTGGAACGGGAGTTTCAACAAGCGCAAAGGGCACAAAGGGCGTCTACCAAAGCTAAACGTGACGTTGAAAGGGCCGAGAAAAAACTTGCAGATGAAACAAGAAGAGCTGCAGCAGCGCGAAAGAAACGCCGCAAACAACGTTTTCAGGATATTGCTACTGGTGCGGGCTTCCCGCTGTTGTTTGGCGGTGGACCTGTTCAGGCATTGGCAGGTGGCATCGGTGGAGCGCTTGGTGGATTTGGCGGTTCGATCGCTGCAACAGCTTTGGTTGGTCAGGCCGAAGCATTTGCCCGAGCTGCAGCTGAGACAGGCGTAGCGCTGACATCTACGGGTGGAGCGCTGGACTTTATGCGTGAAAAGTCGCTGTTTAGCACTGCAGCGGCCAAAGAACGAGCTGCTCAGCTAGAAGAGCTAGGTCGGGTAGAGGAATTAGCGGCTCACCTTGGCCAAGAGATGGCAAACGCTATTGGCAACAACGGCGTCAAAGCGTTGCAAGATTTGGGAGATACAACAAAAGAAACGACGAGGCTTTGGAACTTGTTGACGACTCAGTTGTTCCGACTTGTTGCTGGTCCGCTGAATGACTTCTTAAAAATTGTCAATGATGTTCTTGGGGGTATAACAACAGAGCAGCAATTTAGAGCACGTAAAGAAGACCTTGGTGCGGAGGGTGGGGCTGCGCTGGAGGCACGAGTTGCAGAGTTGATGACTGGCGACACCTCGCGTCTTAGCAAAACTCAACTTGAAAGAGGCAAGGGAAGAGGCATTGGAGCGTTGAGTCGGCAAGCTGCTATGAGGCAAGCGTTAGGCGAAGAGCAGTTCCAGGTTGCCGCCACTCCGCTTCCTATCACAGATGAAGATCGGAGACGGTTTGAAAAAACAGGTAAGCAAGGCAGAAGAAGTCGTATTCCCGACCTCAACGCTGAGATTGACTTGCAAGAGCGTCTTCTGACGCTCAACAATCAAATTGCTCAAGCGAAGCGTGACGAAAACCCAGTAAGGGAAGCTGCGCTGCAAATGGAAGTTGCAATGGAGCAGCAAGCAGCAAAACGTGCCATTATTGACGCCAAGCGTATTCCAGAAGCTGAGAAAATACTTGAAAAGCAGCTGCTTGAGCTGCAAACGGATCAAGAGATTTTAAATATACAAAACAGGTTGAAAGAAATTCGAGCAACTGAAGCAGAAAAGGCTCAAGAAACCATTGATGGACTTTTGGCGGAGCAAGCTCTTTTGCAAGCGACTCTTCAGGGTCGGAGAGAAGAAGAAGAGCTTGACCAGCGCGTAGCGCAAATTATGAAAGACAACCCTACGCTGGAGGAAGAAAAGGTTCGCAAAATTTTAGAAGGTAATGATGCTTTAAGAGAGCAGATTAGTCTTCAAGAGCAAATGGATAGGGTTTACGAAAATATCGGCATGTCAATCAAGACCGGCGTTGTCGATGCGATTTCAGCTGCTGTTGATGGAACGAAGAGCTTGGCAGAGGTTGCCAGTAATACGCTGAAAAACATTGCTAATCAACTGTTGAACATTGGTGTGAACTTTGCGCTGTTTGGCGTTCCCTTTGGGAAAGGCATAGGCGGCGGTCTTCTTGGCGGTCTTTTTGCCAATGGTGGTCGTCCTCCAGTTGGCAAGCCTTCAATCGTGGGTGAACGTGGTCCTGAGCTATTCGTGCCAAGGTCATCTGGAACGATTATTCCGAACCACGCTTTAGGCGGTAGCGCTAATGTGACCGTGAACGTTGATGCTTCTGGATCGTCTGTTGAGGGCAGTGCGAATGAAGCCGCTCAGCTTGGTAAGGCCATTGGTCTTGCAGTACAACAGGAGCTGATCAAACAAAAACGTCCTGGAGGATTGCTTACTACCTGATGGCTGACTTCCCAGACTTTGATCCCGCACCAGGGATGACAAAATCAAGCGCACCAAGCGTACGAACGGTGCGTTTCGGGGATGGTTACGAGGCTCGCATTACGGTGGGCCTTAACCAGAATCCGAAGATCTACAACTTGGAGTTCAACGTTTCGGAAGCTGAGTCGGACACGATTGAAGCGTTCTTAGATGCCCGTGCTGCTGACAATGCCAACTTCACTTATACGCCGCCTGGGGAGTCAAGCGCATCCAAGTTTGTTTGTGAGGAATGGAGCAAGTCGATTCCTTATCCAGACCGTGCCACGCTCCAAGTGACATTCCGCCAAGTCTTTGAACCGTAATGGCAGCAACAGCCTGGACTGCTAGCACCGCATTTGTTGTCGGTGATATTCGTAGGGCAACCACTGTCCAAGCAAGCGGCTTGTGGTTCCGCTGTACGACAGCTGGTACGTCAGGCAGTTCTGAACCCAGCTGGCCAACTGATATTGGCAATACCACTAATGACAACACTGTTGTTTGGACAGCGTTTAGCAGCGTCTACGAGGAGCTAAGTGTTCTGGCACCCAGCGCCATCATTGAGATGTTTGAACTGCGCTTGGACAGCAGTTTGCATGGCAGCAGTGATGTTTACCGCTGGCATTCAGGAGTCAACGATCAAGTGACTGGCAACATTGTTTGGAACGGGGAGACCTATTTCCGTGTTCCTGTTCAGGCGGATGGGTTTGAGTACAAAAATGGCGGCACGTTGCCCCGACCAACACTGACAGTTGCCAACACTGCCAGCACGGTGACTTCAATTCTGCTGCTGGTCAACGCGATCACCGTTGGTAATGATCTTGCGGGTGCTGAGGTTCGGCGGATCCGGACGGTGAAGAAGTTTCTTGATGCTGCCAATTTTGCATCAGGCAACAGCAATGCTGATCCGTATGCATCGTTTCCTGAGGAGCGGTACTTTATTGACCGCAAGGCATCGGAAGACCGCAGCCAAGTCACCTTTGAACTGGCCAGTAAGTTCGATTTGGCTGGGCAAAAGATCCCAAAACGCCAGTGCATCGCCAACATTTGCCAGTGGGAGTATCGAAGCAGCGAATGCAGCTACACCGGCAGCAGCTTTTTTGATGTCAACGACAACGCTGCAGCAAGCCTTGCTGAAGACCGTTGCGGTAAGCGTCTCAGCTCCTGCAAGCTGAGGTTCGGGGAAAATGGTGAGTTGCCGTTTGGATCGTTCCCCAGTGTTGGCTTGACTCAATGACGTTACCGCCGACCATCAAGGCGCAGATTTTGCAGCACGCACAGGCTGAGCAGCCAAAGGAGTGCTGCGGCTTGGTCTGCGTTGTCAAAGGTCGTAGACGGTACTTCCCTTGCAACAACTTGGCCGAAACACCAGACGAGCATTTCGTTTTGGATCCGATGGATTATGCCAACGCTGAGGAGCAGGGCGAAGTTGTTGCAGTTATTCACTCGCATCCCACGACCAACCCCAAACCATCAGAGGCTGATCTTGTGGCCTGTGAAAAGAGTGGCGTTCCATGGCACATCATCAACCCACTGACGGAGCAATGGGGCTACTGCGAACCATTTGGCTTTGAGCTTCCGTATGTGGGGCGGCAGTTTGCATTCGGCGTGGTGGACTGCTACAGCCTTGTGCGTGACTGGTACGCGAGGGAGTACGGAATTGAGCTACGGGATTACGACAGGCGCGACAAGTTTTGGGAGCATGGTGAAAGCCTGTATATGGACAACTTTGCTAATGAGGGATTTAGGGAG